CAGCGAGGATAATCCTGTCTTTCCTTCTGTTCATGGCGTTCTTGGCAACTGTCTGGTATGGCCCTTTCGGATCAATAAGCAACCGTCCGGCATCCGCCCTGTCGAGCAACGTAGCCCAGACATATGGCTGTGCCGTTGATCTGCGTCTGGAATGATCGGGTTCAATGTTAGGGGTATCTGAATGGCGCCCAGGTAATTCAATCGCTTCGGTAGCGCCAAGCCTCTCCCAGTAAAGGTATTCCCCTTCTAATTTGAGGGGGGGGATAGTCGTGCCTTCCAAGCGAGAATCCGCTTGCTGGCACAATATCCGCATGGTATTCTGATATTGCTGCACGAATGCAGTTTCAATTGTTTCTGGCATCTGAGTTCTCCTTCAATTAAAACAAAATCAATGTCTTATCGAAGATTACCCAGACACCTGGATCTTCATCACTCGTAACGTGAGTTCTTGCGGCTTATCTTTCTAAGCTGTCAAAGTGGATTCCGATTAATCGGAACTTCCCACTATTAAACTATCTACCAGTGGATAACTTGAGGTCTGATTGTCTCTCTGAATGTCCTCGTCAATTCAAGAAAGTTCCCCTCATCCATCCATCCGGTTACTATCTTAGGCCCTGCTGTTTCTCCATTCTCCATCTTTTTCGGTCTTCCAAATGGGCCTTTTTGTTTCAGTTTTATAACGACATCATAACCGATAAATCTCATGCCTTCTAAATTTCTAACGACATTCCTTTTGGCTTCTACAAGATCAATAAAGTCATCGGATTTGATGTCTTTAAATTTTATTTCATTTTCAATTTCCGGCTTTTCAGGCTCAGGTCTGGGAACCACTTTTGGCTTTAAAGGAGGCAGTCCCTTTTCAGCTCTATCCCAATTAGCTTGTGTCATAGCTTCTTTCATCATGGCTATTTACCTCCTAACTGAATATATTGCTGTTGGAGCTTCGTATATTCATCCACCGCCTCGTTATGCTGCCTGTGACTCAAATCATTCAGTGGGGATTTCGGATCGTTCATCATAGCATCAATTTTCGCCTTTACCTGTTCTTTCCCGACTATCCCAGTAAGGCTTCCGGTTGCGAGTGCTTCCTCAAGTAAAGGTTCTCCAATCTCAGCAAATGCCATGACAAGTTTTTTTCCAATAGCCGGAGATAATTGACTAATAATAGTGTCACCTTCTGTTCCGAGATACTTTGCTACTGCCCTACGTGCGGCTTCCATCTTGCGCTGATAGAGTCCTCCGAATTCGATTATCATTGTCTGTTTCATTTTTTCAAATTCGGCCTGTTCCGCCCTGTCCTGATCTTCCTGATAATTGATATACCAGTCAAATAATCCTTGAGCCTGTGAAGGTGGAATGCCCATCTTATGAGCAGCCTGTTTGAATCCGGTAATTAGAGGCTCATTCGGTTCAAACCCTTCTATTTGAGGCAACTTGATTTCATACTTCTCAGGAGATTCTGGTATAGTTTCAAGAATACCCCCCTCTCTCAGCTTACCAAGAATATCATTGACCGCCCTTTCCCTGTCTTCCGGTTTTGCGTCCTTGCCTGGAAGTCTAAGAGAGTTACCAATCATCTTCTGTGCTTCGACATAGGATTTGGTAAGGGCCTCACCTGGCTTTTCAGCAGCAAAGATAGGATCGAGTGATTTCTCTTTACCGAGATCGCCTAATGAGGTTCTGAAACCGCCCCAGTCGATAGTTATAGGTTGTGCTTCTCCTTGACCTTGACCTTCTCCTTCACCCTGGCCCTGGCCTTCTCCTTGATCTTGTGCAGATCCGGCCCCTTCTCCTGAAGCGCCCTGATTGCCTGCTAATTCATCTGGCATAAATACCTCCTTTAATTAAAGTTCCGCTTCTTCATCATTCGTTGCTATTAAGTTTCCGGCATGATCGTAAAACTCATAAATACCTGGAAATAATTTGCCCCTTCTCACATCCAATGAGTGAATACCTGTTGTAAAAATTCTGTCATAATATTCATACCGTAAGGCTATGTCCTCTGAATCAAAATAAAGCGTTCCTCTTGGTATATGTGGAAGTCCAACTCTTTTAATTTTCCTGAGTGAGTCCTCCATTATATTCATATCTGAGCGGAGCATGACTAATTACTGGCTAAAAGACTTCCTGCTTCATCATAGTATTGATATTTCCCATCGTTTAGAGCGGCTTTCCGATACACTGGAAGGCTTAAAACGGTTCCCACCAAAACTCCGTCTGCTTCATATAAGACAAGATCAGCAGAATCCATATATACCTTGCCTCTGGGAGTCTGACTGTTTGCTACCTTTCCCAGCCCTGCGGCCATGAGAATGTTTCTATCTGTTCTAAGCATTTTTACCTCCTTTTACCAAACTCCAATAAATATAAGATTGTCGGCTTCATCGAAATATCCACAAACACCGTTCTCTTCTCCTAAATCTGTGGCCCCCCGATATACAGGAATACTGAGAGCCGTTCCGATAAGCTGGCCATCGTGTTTGTTAGCTATTAAATCAGCGGATTCCATTAAAATCTTTCCTCTCGGTTTTATTCCTATTAAATATTGATATTCAGGGCTTCTGAATGCATCCATTACAACATTTAATTCTTCCCTAATCATCTGGCTCTGCCTGCTCAGGTTCTATTTCAAGCCCCATTTCAGGCAGGCTTATCATATATTTGATTCTGTCTAACATATCCCTGTTTACTGTTCTTTTAAGTGTCTCGTGTATGTCGCCTCTCACATAACATTCCATTCCATATTCAACTTCAAGGTCTTCCAACACTCTCTTGCCTTCAGGTGTAGAAAAGGTTGCTGCATAATCGTGTATTCTTTCGAGTTGTGCTTGATTAACCTTCAGCGGCACCTTGTTCCCCCATCTGTTCCATTAAAAGTTTACCCATAGGGGCTGCATCCTTTAATCCAGCGGCTAACCGTTCCATATCCTGTTTCTTTTTCTCTTCAGCCTGTAATTTTGCCCTCTGATCTCTTATTACCTGTATTTCCTCTATCGAATTCATGGCTCTGGAGGGCATACCTTCAACCTCTGCCGCAATTCTGATAACTTCATCCCTATCGAAATTGTCATAAACATCAGGATAGACCTGTCCAATTTGACTGGCAAACGCTATCACTTTCTGCATCCTGGTCATTTCATGGTGCCGTTGAGATTTGGCAAGTGGCCCCTCATATTCGATGTCTATCTCATTGATTCCCATACGTGCAAGAATGGGAGGGGGGGGAGGCAGGACAGGGTATTTTCCTGATGTTGCTCGCATCATGATTCCAAACTCTCTTTCGATGAGTGGGTTAAGTCCCTCTCCTTCAAACCTCCCCAGTGCAGGCCCTAATATTCTTTGCATAAGCTCATACCGAACAGCCACTTCCATTTCCCTCATTTCAGACTTTTCCGGCAGATTAAGCTGATCTGAGAAAAATACCTGGCGTATGGACTGTCTGAGCGCTTCTTCTTTTATCTGTGAAACATCATATCTGATTTTATGGTCGAGCATCCAAATTGAGTCTTTATCCCGCGCTATGTTTCGCCCGCCCGGATACATCTTGAGCGAGCCGATAACGCCTCCATCTCTTTCAAATGTAGGTGGATCAAGGTCTTTCGCCCATGCCTTTAAACCGAATTCTTTGGCCTTATTTAAAGTCTTAACATCCGGCAAAGCGATATGTCCTCGTCCTCTGCCATAATCTTCTCCTGAGGCCTTAGACCAGCGAGGAACGATAAATGGGAATTCCCAATATGCGCTTGAAGCGATAAGATTCTGATCGTCAAGACCGATATAGTAAGAGACAAACGGCTTTCCTTTAAGGGGTGTAAACTCCATTTCCTTCGGATAGACGCAATGAAGAAATTTAAACTTATCAAAGGGTTTCTTATCCGCTGTATCAGTTATCTTTTTGCCGAGGTTTTCTTTGCCAAATTTTCTAATTGCTGCCGCTGCCGTAAGTTCAAATTCTCTGTAAACGGTATCAACTTTTCCCTCTGCATTCTCGGATGTGCAATATTCCGAGTTTGTCAGTGATTTGTACTGTAATCCATTAAAACCAGGATAATATATCGGCTTTTCTTCTATAAATATGCAACCCTGCCCAAAACCTGAAAGATCAAGATAAACCTCATGGATCTCAGACCTGAAGTTCGACTGGTTGCGTGCGGTAGTCATGGAATTAGCGCATATTTCAAGCCAATCCATGATTTCTTTTACTTGATTAAGCCTGTTATCTCTGAGCTTAAAAGAGGACCACACCATAGAAGTAGGCGTTAAGGTTCCGTGCATGGAAGCTGCAAGATCGTTTAAGCCGAGTTCAGCCGTAGAATCATATTGTTTGGAAGTCTGCTTTAAACCGGGGCTTGGTTTATAGCCTATGCCCGTTCTACGAGGGAAGATATACTCAGCTATTTCCTCCCATAGTGGTTCATAAACACGCCGTATATCCTTTAACTCGTTGTTCCTGTCGATATGAAATTTAATTTCTTCAGTGGTTAATGGCATAATTATCTACCTAAAATACTTCTGCGGTATACAGTTGGTCTACGCAGCACCCCGCCTTCTTCTTCGGTCAACAGTGACCGTTTACGTTTGGCCCTGGTGATAACAGGCGGCTTTTCAGGTTCTTCCGGTTTTATCTCTTCCTTCTTTTCAGGTTCAACAGTCAGAGGGACGTCGATATCCGAAGGGCCCCCGACATCTCCAATGCCTGTAGGCCCACTAAGCCCAGTAGTGTCTCCTACATCTCCAAAACTTGACATACCCATATGCCCGAAGTCACCTTCCTCCCCGAATTCACCTTCATCCCCGTTTCCGGCTCCGCCATCTCCCATTTTACTTCTCCTTCTTTGTCTCATTATTTGCGCTGTTGTACTTCCCATTAATTGCCTTCATAGAAGCTGCGTTTGATTTTCTTTTTCTTTGTAGCCCGCATCTTGCTGGACATAATAGCTCTATGCTGGGCTAAGGCTTCTTTCTTAGTGTCAAATTCAGCTATAGTTTTGCCTTTATCTTCTCCGTGGCAATGAGCGGTTTGCCATTTATTCCCTGCTTTACGAATTGTCATTTTCGATTTAGCCCTGTCCCTCTGGGCGGCAGCTTAGAATCCCCGAAAATACTCCTATGTTTCTTCTTACGCTCCGCCTCAGTCCTGGGCTTCCCCGCCCGCCTTTCGTCATTAAGCCATGATCGTTTAGCCATAATTCCCCCATACGCTTTGTTCTTGTGTCGGAATTCCGGTATATGGATCAAAGTCAGTAATAGTTTTAAAGTCCTCTCTCTGATTCATCGGCTTTGAGTATGTCGTGCCTGTAAGCGTGTACCTGTACCAATTCTCCATGAAATGATCCGAACAGTCCTTACAAGGCTTATTCTCATCATCATATACCCAGCGAGCCACTTCATAAAAATGCCGCTCGCAATCCTCGAATATATAACAGGTAGGCATTCTATTAGGACCACTCAACCATGTGCGGATATTCATAATCCCGCTTTCCTTGTCTTTTGATGCAGCATGTAACCTAACATGTACCTTTTCCAGTGCCTTCTGTAATCTTGTGAACGTATCAACACCATCAGCCCCTATCTCGTTACGCATATATGCCGTGTCACCTTTGGACAGTGGGTCGATATAGGCATCCTCTATGCGCCAGCCATAGCCCCGTACTTTACGTATGATGTCATCTGCCATTTGTTCAGCATTTATGTTCTTCCATGTCTCAGCTATACAGTAATGAATCTCTTGTTTATTCACCGCCCAATATGAAATAGCCTGTGGAGTACTCAAATGATAATCGATCATCACCGTTACAGGCCAATCGGTAGGAACATCAAAGGGTTTTATCTTATGAACACTATCGTCAAACTCTTTCAATACCCTGCCAACCAGAGACTTGAACTGCCCGAATACACGAGGAGGGACATCAGAAGGATCAATATCTTTGATAAATTTCAACATTTTAAGCATGGAAATATTCTTATGTTTATCAATATCAACCACCTCTTCCAGATACTCCTCAGCTCCCCGTCCTTTATCTATAACAGGCTTTCCCTTCTCGACATCCTCATAGAGCAACAAGTCCATGTAGTGCTGTTTTTGCTCCTCATCCAGCCCCATATCTTTTAGCACTTTCATATCGCTTTTAAGTAAATCGGGGTTATCCGTAATCTTCAAATCTTTTACAATCCCTATGTCTTTCCGTCCGCTCAGAACTACATCATCTAATACCCACGCTTCTTTAATGGGAGTAAATGTCATCAGGGTTTTGCCGTTATCAAGTAACAACCCACGACTAAGTGCTTTGTGTTTAGCCTTTGGCGGAGGCTCATCTTCCCAGGCTCCCTGTGCCCTAAAGGATTCAAATAGGGCATCATCTTGAGTATAGGACATTAAGGTAAAAGTGCTCTTGTTATACCATTCCCAGAAATAATCGACTCCTTGCTCATTCTTGGTTGTCTTGTAAAACTCTACCGGCGCCCACTTCTTTAACTCTGTTACAATGGTCTTACCAAGATGCAGCTTCCAGTCCTCACCTGTTATGATGATATTAACCGGAGGCTCGATACCTAAAGATGATTTATGATAATAGTATGTTTTTCCCTGAGATACAATTTCTATAGCATTATCGAAAGGCTTTTCTGATCCAGTCCATGGTTCAAACCCCAATGCCCATGAGATAACGATATTAGCCCCTGCTGCAGTCTTACCTATCTTATTGCTGGCTACTGATACCGATGTAAGCGTATTTCTTATTATCTGGAGTAATCTCTCTTGCCATGGGTACGGCTTCCACAGGAAGATAAGATTCGACTTTTCAAGGGCATTAAGTCGTTCTTGAGGAGTTTCTAAAGCTTGAGTTGGTTTGAATTTAGGTTTTGGCATATACAGTAGACTCAAGAATAAGTCTTCTCCTTGGATGTCTTAATTTTCTTAACGCCTTGGATTCTATTTGCCTAATTCTTTCTTTGCTAAGGTGCGTATGTCCATATAAAGCTGGAAATGGATTAGGAAGTAACTTTCCAATTTCCTCAAGTGTCTTACCACTATATCGTTGTCGTAAAACCCATTCCTCACGAGGGGTTAATGTTGTAAGGACTTTGTCAAGACAAGATGTGTCTTTAGGTATATCGTGATTTTTAAATATGTCTTGTAAGAGTTTTACCTTATCCATGTATAGCCTTTTTAATTTTAAGTTGCCCTCTTTGCCAAGGCCATATGAGCTTACCTCTTAATTTAGAGCGTGTGATAATATTATCATCCTCGCGTCTTTTACGGTAATCCTCGTATGATTCATTAGGGTTGCGTTTCATGATTAAATATTTCTTTAACTGAATCTGATGTAATAGGTAATTTGCCACCTTTTTTAAAATATTGATAACGCATTTCAAGGATAGTGTGAATATCCATTCCTGCTATAATTATATTATCGTCAAAGAAAGCTGAGATAATGTTCTGTTTATTTATAACTCGTGTAAAACCATCAATCTCTTTTATTATTATATTTGTCATGTTTAACCTTTTTTTTTATTTATCTCTTTAGATATTCCTACCCATTTCATTTTCTGGTCTTTTGAATCCCATATATACCTTACTCCGGCAGCAAGAGGAGCATTATCTAAAATATGTTTTGCTTCAGCTATGGTTTTTAAAGAGATTGATTTTTTTGAAATGTTGTTAAATTCAGTCATATTTAAGCCCTTTTGTATTTCGGAAATTTAGAGGGAGAAGTATATCATTGGACATTTCGCCTTCGACCCCCCCCCACCCCCTCTCTGGGATTCAAATCCTGGGAGCTGGGATTGATGATGATTTTATGTACTATCATGGTTCCGATAACATTTATTATGACAACCAACTTTAATCACCAAATACAGGCTATTACTGACTATCCTGTCTTGTAACGGTAACAAATGATATACAATTATGTTCATTAACTCATAACTCCCATGATTGAGTATGCATGAGTAAATCGCAGTAAATCAACGTAAATCGTAGCATTACTTAGATCAGACATCAATCACCTCATTATCTTTATTTTCCCTTGCTTTACGCAGGGCCTCTATATCAGCAATAACAGTCTGGACATTAGCTGTTGAGAGGTCACGTTCGAGGCGTTCCTTATCGTATAGAATACCTGCTGAGACTACTTTATCACGCATCGGAGCCTTTTTAATATCCGATAGGGTGATAGAATTGATTAACCTCTCTTGCATCCCAGCAAGTATATCAGCCCTATGTCTCTTATATTGGTCAACGTGTATTCTATCTATCCCATATCTCTGTAAGGTCTTAATGACGTGACTATGGTCTGTATCTGCTATCTTAGCTATATCCCGAGTAGTGAGATTAGGATGCTCCCGTTTTGTCTTGAGTATAACTGCTTGCTTATGGGTAGGTCTTTTGGTGGTTATGGTGTTAAGTTTTTCAGAGGGCTCTTGCATGATACAAGAGCTTAAACGAAGAAAACTATCTTGTCAAATGCTCTAAGGGGTCACCAGAGTATCATTTAAGTATCATTTAAGGTCATCCAAGGTACTATTGATACCACTTTGAGTAAATTCTAAACATTTTTTTAACGTACTGGGATAGACAGAGATACACCGGCCTAGATAAAACGTGGCTACGTGATAATCCCTAAGAGTCTTCTTTGCCAGGTATTTTGATATTTTAAGGTGCGCTGCGATCTCTCCTATGCTTACCAGTGGTTTTTCATTAGTCATATCATCCTCTCTTAAACGTTGCCTTAGTTATTCTTCTTTGTCTTTATCTCTGTACTATCTCTTTAAATCCGATTTATCGGATTAAGTCTTTAAATCTTTTGACTTACTAGTCTAGTTATATATAAAGAAAATACACTAGGAATATAAGGGCGTTACACGCTCTTGTAACACTTTTTAGATAAATAGTTGGTATCATTAAATAATAACCGATTTTGAAAATGTAACAAGCGTTACAGATCGTTACAGATTGTAACAAGCGTTACAGGTGTTACAGATGTTACAAATTCCATTTATCTGTCTTTCCCCAGGGTGACTGTTGAATAAATTTATAGCCATGCACTAATTTAAAATCACATTCAAAATAATTAGGGTTCTCATTTGTAAAGTTCTTACATTTAGATACTAACATCTTCCCGTGATCTATTGCAAGGGCAAGTCTGGGTTTTTCTAATGTTATATTTCCGCCAATACCGGTTGATCGCTTTGGCTGCTTTTGAATAACAATAATAGCTATTGCGCCATTGAGTTTCTGCCATATCCTTGCTATTTTACCGCCTATCTCGTAAAAATTATCATATATTTCAAGATAATCTATAATATTAATCTTTTGAGCTCCTGGGACAATCACATCTTCAAAATCGTGATCACGCTCATACGCTGAGAATTCCCATTGCTCTAATTTAATGGGAAATTGCTTTAAGCGATCTTGCATTTCAGAAGGTCCCATCTCACTATTAAAATAATGAATATCAAACAGTTTCATATTATCATAAATCATATTAAAACATACTGCTGTTTTGCCACTGTTAGGTGCTCCAGCAATTAAGAAGATATTACCTGGTAGTAAATAAGTATATTCATGTAAAGACTTTGGATCTTTTAAATCTGGTAAAATAGCTAATTCTAAAGTTTCTCTGCTGGCATTAAGAAAGTCAATTTTTTTAATTTTCCTTTGAGGTCTACGGAAAACACCGTCTCTCTTACCATATCTTTCTAAGGTACCGCCTTTTACTAATCTATGAATTGCTACTCTGGCGGCTGCTTTGTCCTTGGGTGATTGTAAATTGAGGGTTTGATATAGGTCACTGGTATAAAAATAACCTTCTACTGTTTCTAAATAATCTACTATTAAGCTGATTATTGTTGGCTTTGGGGTGGGTTCTGCCATATATAACGTATCCGATGTAGTTTTTTAGCCCAGTATTTATTTCTGAATACTGAGAACTCCCATTGTTTCTTATTTGTTAAACCCATAAGCCTGTTATCCCAAGTAGCCAATAAATCAAAAGGCACAATAACAGGCTGATGCTCAAGCAATAGGTTGCTATCCCTGAATAGCTGTATGCATTCGCTACAGACTATCATAGGATTAATAAGAGAGTACCGGCCTGACTCTACATGATAGCGTCTATAGTATAGCAAATGAGTTGATTCAGCCTGCTGGCAATGGTCACATAATAAATCGATCCTAATTTTATTTTCCATTTAACAATTTAGGATTTTGATAGATGTTGCCGATTATTTCAAGAGTATCCGCACCAATCGAATATAGAAATTCTCCTTTTGATATTGGCCCCACAGGAAACAAACCCCAAGCACCAAGCTCGTCTAACCAATCCACAACATACCTTTCGAGTCCCTCATTGGTGAGACACTCCGCTATATCTTTGGAATATATCTCCTTCCCATTCTTATCCTTGAGGCCGGTGTATTGCATGAGTTCAAGGTTTTCGGGAAAAATCTCATGGTCAATTCTATCATTGTTATACCCCTTAACCCATATTCCATTTTCAGATTCAAACATAAATTGCATTTCCAATACATAAACCATGACTTTTAATTTCTTATCCCATGCTCTAAATATTATTTCTCTCATAATTTCCCCCTAAATAAAAAGCAGGCGCACCACTGGCGGGACGACCAGCACCATTACGGGGTGTAATAGCTGTGCGCCTGCTTTTATTATTAATACTTTTATTTGATTGCAAGTCCCTATGTCCCTATTTTAAAAAACATCCCTACCATATACCCATTGATATAGTTTGTCAAGTTATTAACTAAATATCGGTCATGCAATGAGGTATTGCAGTTCTGCAATAGACTTAAACCCTTATCTGGTATAGCTTTACGCAATAGTGTGGTAAATACACCACACAAGCTGTTGCATTTCTGCAATAGTTTTATAGGTAATTATATATAAATTATATATCATAAAAATAATGGCATATTTTAGGCAAACAAAAGGAAAATAAATGTCTTAGTATATCAATAACTTACATGGGTAAAACAAAAGTTGGCATACAGTTTGCTTTAAATAAGGGCAAATGAAAACAAAAACAAAACAACAACAAAAGGAGGGAAGGAAATGTATAACATGGACACAAATAAAGAGTTTATCCAAGCAATAGAAGAAGGTAAAGAGTGTGAAATTGACGAAGAAATATTTGATTACTATTTAGATGTACTCCCACCGGCAGCCATGGGGTCAACAGTTACATTAGTTGATGGGCGAAAAGTAAACGTGCCTTTCTGTTTTGCTGAGGGTGCTATGAATATGATCGCCTTTTGGAGCAAAGACGGCAAATACTATGCACAACAAACAGTCAATTTCAATCCTTATGCCTATGGATAACCTTTCACTCTGCCCTTATTTTGGACTGAAGGATTAAACTTTAACACAAAGGAGAAAACACCATGCAACCACGTCATAAAATAGATTTAATATTCACAGTCAACGGTCAAACAGTTGCAATCCAGGACGTAAGCTCCTGGACAGTAGACGATATTATCAAACTGTTACGACTACAAAAGAAACATTATCCTGACAGAGAATATAGGATAAAGCGAAAGGAGGTGAGATAATGGAAAATAAACATACACCAGGGCCTTGGAGATTAGAAGGAAATAAAATCAAAGGGAGCATGTTAGTTTGTACCATGCTAAATAAAACAGGCGATAAAGAAATAGATGAAGAACTTAAAGCCAATATTAATCTTATTTTATCTGCCACTGATTTATTAAAGGCGTGT